AAACATCTAAGTTCCGCGTTGGAAGACATAAATATGTTGAAGAATGAAGTTTCTGAGATAAAAACTTTACTTAGAGAGTTAATCAAAAATGCCCGCAGTTAATGTCGCTAGAACAGACACCTTTGAGCAGCAAAGGGTCAAGATCAATGAAATTGGATCACAGATTTTTGCTGTTACTTCTGGTGGCAGTGATCTCTCTACAGGTAATTTAAAACTTGGTGATGGCACGGTATCTGTGCCATCTCTTTCTTTTGTAAGTGATGCCTCATTGGGTCTATACAAACCAACAAACTCTTCACTTGGTTTTGTTTCTGCTTCTAAAAAATTACTTGATCTAGAATTAGATGCTGCAACAAGTTATCAAGACTTTGTTGTACAACAAAGAAAGTTAGTAGCAAATGGATTTTCTACTATCTCTCTTGGATCTAACTATGATGAAGGAACTTATACAGATATTCCCGTAATTGGTGGTACAGGACAAAACGCAACGTTTGATATTACCGTTGTAGGTTTTGGTGGATCTATCACAAATAACGGTAGCAATTACTTAGGTGGTCAGTTTTTAACTGTCGGTCTTCTTGGCGGCAGTGGAACAAATGCTACTTGTAATTTTGACGTAGATGCGCTTTCTGGATCAATTACTGATGCTGGATCAGCATATGCTCCTGGCACATACACGAACGTTCCATTAACTGGTGGTAGTGGAACTGGAGCAGAAGCTACCGTAGACATTACTGGTACTGCTGCTATTGGTGGATCTATCACTCAAGGTGGTACGGGATATATTGACAATACATATGGATTTGTTCAGGCATTCAACGAACCAATCCAAACGTTTGTAGTTACTTCAATTCCCAATCCAAATGCTGGTTTACCTGGAGAACCAAACTACATCTATCAAATTGATGGTAATACTCAACCATTACTGACGATGGTTGCTGGCAATACATATCGTTTTGATATGTCAGATTCCACTTTGGATCCTTCTGCTGGAACTGATGGTGGCGCAAACCATAGAATGACATTCCAGATGGCGGATGGCACAGGTGTCGATCCAGAATTTGAATTTTTTATTAAAGGAAATATAGGTTTTCCAGGGGCATTCCAAGATTTAATTATTAAACCAACAGCAGCAACTGGAACAAATGTTATTAGATATGATTGTGCAAATCATGCTGGCATGGGACCAGCTGGTGGAAATATTACAGTAAACACTGGGGTAACTGGTCAATATGGTTCTCAGGCATATCTAGAAATTACCGTTTCTGGTGGTGCTGTTACCGCAGCGTCCTTTGTTGCAGATGGTAACGACTATCAATCTTCAGATATTTTGCAAGTCTCCAACCTAGATATGGGTGGATCTGGTAGTGGATTCGAATATACTATTTCTGGGTTTACTTTTACTGGTGTAGTCAACACAGTTACTATTACAGACCAGGGATTAGATTATGCACTAGGGGATACTTTATCTGCTAATGATTCTGACCTTGGTGGAGGTGGTGGATCTGGATTTGAATATACTGTAGCATCCAATCCAGGACAAATTAGTAATTTCCAAATTACAGATTACGGATCTGGATATCAACTTAATGATGTTTTGACTCTTGCTCAAGGAGTATCCAATATTTCAACTTATCTCCCTGGTCAAACAAGTGCATTTGCTACGACTCTGACAGCAGGAACCGCACAGATCACTCTTTCCGATACTTCTGCTTTGGAAGTGGGCATGTCGGTTTCTACTAGTGCTGGAGATACTGGACAAGTAGATCAGGCATCAGTAATTCAAAGTATTGATAGTGCAACACAAATTACTTTAGACATTGCCCCAACAGTAAGTGGTGCGGCAAACTTAGTTTTCACTTCTTCTAATCTATTCCAACTCACAGTTCCTAGCACAGCAGGAATGAACATTGGTGATGTTATCCAAAAAGTTTCTGGAACTGGCGTACTAACAGCAGGAACCACTGTTGGAAACGTAGATGATGCAACAACTATTACTATTTCCGATCAAGCAGTATCTCCTGGTAATATTGTAATTAATGTTGTTCCTCCTTATGGAAATCCAGCGGACGATTTTGAGTATACTATTGATTCACTTGGCACTATTTCAACATATGCTATCAACAACGATGGAAATGGTTATTCGGTAGATGATTTACTGATTATAAATGCAACTAACCTAACACAACCTATTAACATTCCAGTAACTGTTAAGTTTGTACAAACATTGACATTTGTGCAAACAATAGCAGATTCTGTTTTTTCCGCTGGAGACCAGATTGAAGTTCCAGCTGGAGAAATTACAAATATTACAATAACTGCTTCTCCAGATGTTACACCAACCACTACTGGACCTCTTGCTGCAAATCTAACATCTGGCAATCCAGTTGTAAATTTATCTAGCACAGCAGGCATTAGTGCTGGAGATGCTGTTGCGGAAGATGGTAGTGGAAATATTGCTGTTAATACTACTGTCTTATCTGTGGATAGTGGTACGCAGATTACATTATCTGCTGCTCCTCTACAAACAGCTTCGGTAAACTTGACGTTTACTTCAGACGAAACTGGTTCTTGGACAGTTACTAATTTCTCTGGAGGAAGTGGTATTGGTGCTACTTTTGATGTTTCTAGAAATAGTGTTGGACAAGTAACTTCTGTTACTGTTAATCAAGGTGGTCTTGGTTATCTTGACACTGATACAATTACAATTGCTGGTACGGAAGTTGGTGGAACAAGTCCAACACATGATATTACATTAGATGTTTCTTCTGTATCTACATCGACACCAGCAGATGTATTGCAAGTTTTTTCGTCTGGTGGAAATATTACTAGCATTCTTGTCGAAGCAGACCAGGGAGCTCCATTTACTGGAGCAGATCAAATTGTTAAAACAGGAACTAGCACCCCTGTATACGATGTTGATACTGCTAGTGCTATTACTATTAGATACTACATGGATCCAGATGGCAATGGAGCACAATTAACGCCAAACCTTACTCTCTATGTTGGAAGTACATATAGATTTGACACAAGTGATGCTAGTAATTCTGCTACTCAACTAGCATTTAGTGAATTCCCAGATGGTCCTTATAGTCCAAGTTTAGTAGAGAATCTAGCAACTGTTTTAGATAATGCTTCAACAACTATAACGTTAACATCAACTACTGGTTTATCAGTTGGTATGCTGATGACCAAGGTTAGTGGTGCTGGAGAGTTGGATTCTGACACTAGAATTGCTAGTGTTGATAACGCTACAACTGTTACATTATCAAAACCTCCTCTTACTTCTGGAGCCGTTGTTGCTAACTTCTCTGGAACCACATATACTGATGGAGTAACACAGGAAGCAGACTATCTAGAGATTGCAGTTACATCAAATACTCCAACACTCTATTACTACGAAGCAAACCAGTATGAAAATGCTGGTGGAGCAGATGGTAGCGAAGCATCTATCACTATTGATCCAAATAATCCAAAGGTATTTGGATCTGGTTTCCAAGTAAGAGTTTCTCAAATTCAAGAAAGAGATATTATTACAAGTGAAGTTTTAGATGGAACTTTCACGGCAGTCAAAGTCGTAGCACCTACTGGAGAAATTGATGATGTAATTTCGACCACAATTTCATCTTCTACTGTTGGAGCGACAACTAGTGTTACTACACCAGAAATTATTTCTTCTGCTTCACTAACTTTAACCGCATCTACATCTATTGTTGCTAGTACCGATGTAACTGTTGGTCAACTTTTAATTACACATTCTACTGGTGATTTGATTACTACTGGAGAACTTGAAACTAGTAATAGATTGAATGTAAATAATCGTTTGTTTATTACTGACAACGTAATTTCTACAGATGTATCATCGGATTTAGTCTTACAAGCTCCAACTGGTAGACTCACCGTTGTTAATGGATTTGGCGCTTTAGTAATCCCATCTGGAACTACAGTAGAAAGACCATCAAATGCTCCTAATGGATCTATTAGATTCAATACATTAACAAACCAATATGAAGGTTACAGTAGCACAACTTCTTCTTGGTCTTCTTTAGGTGGTGTTAGAGATCTTGATGGTAATACTTACATTCTTGCAGAAGAATCTGTTGGATCAAATGATAATACCTTATGGTTTATTAACGATAATGTAAACACCATTAAGGTTACCCCAAATTATTTTGAATTTGTCAATCTAAAGAAATTAAGATCTCTTAGTGTTACTGCACCAGCATTTACCGAGTGGACAGCAAATACTCCTGTTCTTCTAGGTGCTTATATCAAGTACAAGAATAACTTGTACGAAGTAACAGTAGCAGGTACTACAGCAACATCTGGCAACGAACCAAAACACACCACTGGTGCTGTTCTTAATGGATCTGCCGAACTAACATGGTCCCAGTTAGCTGTTGCTCCTATCACCTTTGAAGATATTTCTGAAATTAAGATTGGTCCACAGTCTGCACTACCACTTTCTATTAATAATGACCTTAGACTTGCAAATAATGTAATTTCTACAGACATTAATGATCTACTTATTCGTCCTAACGCTGGTAAGAAGATTGTTTGTGATGCTTCTACTTCTCTTGTTATTCCAAATGGTCCTGATGCAGACAGAGGCATTGCAGTCAAAGGATCTATCAGATTTAGCGACACCACAACTCAGTTTGAGGGATATGATGGAACTAACTGGGGATCTCTTGGTGGCGTCAAAGACGTTGACCAAAATACTTATATTATTCCAGAAACTGCCCCTGGAGCAAACGAGAACACACTGTTCTTCTATAATGATAATGTAAAAACTCTAGAAGTAACAACAACAGCTTTAGACTTCTACGGCATTGATGTTATTAGATCTGTAACTTCTCAGGAATTTGAGATTACTGCAAACTTGATGACATTTAATAATGCTGATACAACCCTTGATAATACGAGTGGAACTACAACATTCTTGCATACAAGTAAGCAATATTTTGATCTCGGACTATCTGCTGGTCTAACTACAGATCCTGTCCTAAGATTAGATGATCAGGGTGATGTGTTCTTAAACATTGGTTTCGGAACAGGAGCTCTAGATCTTGTTAAAATTTTTGATGGTGACTTGAAAGAATTTGAACTTGCTGATGTCAAGATTCTTTCAGAGAAACTAACATTAGTTAAGGGAACTTCTGATAATGGTTCTTCTGAACTATATGCTGTAGCAACCAATGCTGGATGCAAGACTACGGTTATTGCTCACAATCCCACAAGTGGAGATAAAGAGTTTATCGAGTTTGGTATTCTTGACGATGGTACAGATGTATTCCATACCGAATATGGAAACATCAGAACAGGAACTCAATTAATCGTTCCAACCTTTGAAGTTACTGGAGCTAACATCGTTAGACTAAATATTTCATTGGGTGCTAATATTAATTCAACTGAGTCTGTTAATATCACTGTTGTATCAAACGTTACTAAGAAATAAACATGGCAACTACAAAAGAAAAGTTTGATTCTACAGGTGGATTTTCCATTGACAAAACTGTTATTGTTGATGAATTGAGAAATGCAAAAGATTTAAACACCTTAGAAATAAAAAATTCGCAATTTACTGATAGTAAAGTATCACATTATATTTTACGAGGATTGAATACCGCTGTCTTAGAACTAGACACGGTAGGAACACAAATTGTCATTGACAATAATACTCTAAATTTTATCACTGGACATATTATTGCGGTAAACCCACAAGGAGTCGTTTATTCTGCAAAATTGGAATCAGTTGTTTCATGTGATGCTAGTGGTCAAACTAGTGTTCTGTCTAGCATGAGGACTGTTATTAAAGATGATGTCCCTTCTGGACAAACTTGGTCTATTGAACCATTAGGATCGACAAATAGATTTAGTTATACAACCACAAGATCAGGTACAACCAACAACATCAAATGGGCAGTAGCAACACAAATCATTAGTATTGCATGGACTTGATGCTAAATATAACTGAGGCAAAATAGGCGCAGGTAGACAGCACCATGAGTTTTAATATCAATTCCGATAAAGAGTTTATCAGAGGTTCAAAACCACAGCTCATCGGTGATAACGAACTTACTGTCAGGGGTGGGACAGGATCTCTCGAAAGAGAAATTCTGAGAACACAACTTGATGCAAACACAGGTTTACCTCGTGTTGGTATTAATAGAACTGGACAGAGAGTTAATAACATTGAACTTACTTCTGGTGGTTCTGGTTATACACTAGTACCAACTGTTACTGTAGATCCCCCATCCACCGCTGGTGGAGTACAAGCACTTGCCTCTGCTTTTATTTTTAATGGTCAGGTTGTCAACATCGCTATCAATAATCCTGGTAGTGGATATACTAGTGCTCCAAATGTAACTATTACTGGAGGAAATGGAGCTGGTGCTGTTGCAACTGCAGTTCTTGACACAGTTGATTATGAACTTGATATTAATGGTGCTATCAGAACTTCCACTTCTATCATTTCTGATACTGCAAGAGTTCTAAACC